TGCGCCTCTAGGCCAATTGCCTCTAGCCCTAGATTTGCAGTCGAATTTACCAGTGATGCAAGGGCCGAACCCGCTGCTATAAGGTTTCGCTCAAGAACACCAGCAGACCCCGCCGCATTGTCAAGATTTGGAGCAAGATTTGCAGGGACTTCCAGAAGATCAAGCGCGGCAACTGCATCTACAACCTGTTGGTTCAATATCTGGACAGCCTCAGCGGCGTCCATATATCTCTGTTGCTCTCTCGTGAGTTCAACCCCGGAAGCAACTTGCGCTTCAAGCAATACACGGTATGCGTCTGTGATAGCGCCAACGCCGTCGGCTTGCAACCTAGCTTCAGCGTCAATGAAATTAAATTGCTTACGAATTTCAATTCCGAATATTCCGATTCTGCTAACAGCCTCAGAGTTCAAAACTGCGCGCGCGGCTATCAAAGCTGTGGTCTTGTTAAATCTTTCTTCTTCCGCTGCTGCGGCGCTTCTAAGCGCAAGCAACTCTGATTGCTGCGTCAAAGCCAAGTCACGCCGTAGGTTTTCGTTTGCTGTGATCCGCGCGTTAATTCCAGAAACTGCTTGTATTGCGGCGTCTCTTTCAATCCCTGACCCGATCTTTACTGCATCGGCCATAGACCTTTGCGCGGCCTCAAGGCTTATATAATCTTTTTCTAGAACTTCCGTTACGCCGGAAAGAGACGCGGTAGCATCATTGAATCCGTTAAACGCTGCCGCTCCATCCTTTGCAAAATCCGCTGTTGTTGCCAAAAGCCTGTACAGAATTGTCAGACCCGCAACTGCCGCGACAAAAGGAATGGCTTTCATTGCAATCGCTAGTGCTGTGTAGCTGGTTGCTGCAAAAGCCACTTTGAGCGCCAAGGTCACCAACGCTGCGACCATCGCTTGGACCTGCGTTAAAGCCAAGACGCCCAGGGATATAGCGACTATATCAATGTTTTGCGTTAGCAATGTAAATGCACCTGTAAGCGCCGTTAAAGCCCCCACGCCCATTTCAGCCGCCGCAAACAGCCCCGTGCCGATAGACTGCACCGCCGCGAAAAATGCAGGATTTGCCACCGCCGCCGTGAGTTGTTCAATGGACACGCGTAGGTTTTCAGACCCAGGCCCGGACAACTCAAACAGGTCTCCAAAGGCGTTTTGCAATGATGCCAGCGCACCGCCAAGCGTATCTCGCGCCGCCTCAGCAGACCCGCCGAATTGCTTTTCCAATTCCGCCAGGATAACCGTCTGCGCGCCAATAATATCGTTGGCCGCAACCATCTCTTTGACCATATCCTTTTGCGCTTCGGTGAAGGTGATACCTGACCGCCCGAGCGCCGTCATACCCAAGACCGGATCGTTTAGCGCCTTACCCACTTGCAGCGCCGCAGAACTAAGGTCGGTGCCCATGGCCGTCGCCAGGTCCAGCGTGGCTTTGGTTGCCTCGTCAAACTGGTCGCCCTTGATCTGCGTAAACGTCAGCAACACACCTTGCATGGCGTTGGTCGCTTCATCGCCGAAATTTGTGACCTTTTGAAGCGCCGCGGCGTGCTCGTTTAGCTGCGCCAGTGAGCGGCCAGCCGCACCCCCGGTCGAAAGGATCGCCGCGCCAAGCTGCGCCTGGGCTTTCTCATTCGTCACCGTTGCGTCAATAAAGCGGTTCAACTGTGAACTCAGCGCGGCGATGCTGACCACGGCGGCCAGTGCGCTTGCAGCCGCGACGGCCAGACCCTTGCCCATGCCTGCAAACGCGCCCTGCGCGCGGCCTGCCGATCCACCAGCCCGATCACCGGCACCGGCAAACTTGTCCAGATCACCGCTGGCTGTCCGCACTTGTCGGCTATCAACCCTGAGACCAACAGAGGCCATGTCTGTGCTCATGTAACGGGTTCCCGATCCACGGGCGCGATGCTGAACGCGCTCTTGCCCTCATGCAGCCCGTTGGCGAATGCGATACTCATACGCCGCAATATAGACGCCTCCCACGCCTCTGTCACGGCCCCGGTCATGTCCGCAAATGCTTTAATGTCCAGCCAATCTAACGGCACGCGGTTGCCCATCCCGTCAGACTTTGTTGGCCCCGCCTCGATCAGCGCTTCAATAAAATATCCGCACGCCTGAACCGGCACGTATGGCACTGGACGGCCCGCGTCTTCGTATTGTTTCGCACGTGATACCATGGGCCTTCCGTCCTTGTGTTCAATCGCGCTTGATAGCCAACCGGCCTGATGCGCGGCCAGTGTTAACCAGTCGGCTGTTTGTCCAAAAAAGCGCGCTGGTTCTCCGCCGCCTCAATGACCTGCCCTGCATAGGTAACGCCGACCATTTCAAACTTCGGAACCACCATGTCTTTGCCGTCGTCGTCTTTCATCGTGGTCATGATGTGTTTGCCAGCGTCGTCTTTTGCAACCTGCATATCTGGAAACGTCATATCCAGCACTGCGCGAATTTGCTCCGGCGTTTTTACCGGATCGTCTCCGATAGTCATGTTGCGCGCTTCAATGATATATTTCATCGCCGCGTCAATCTGTGTGGCGTGCATTTTTTCCAGGACTGCGATGGTAACTTCTTCGTCAGTCTTGCCGGATTTCTTTGCCTGCTTGGCCGCAAGCGCTGCCTCAGAAAGTCGCATCTGCACCGACCGGGCTGCAATGCCTCGCACAAGAAATCCCGGCGCATCTTTGCCAGTGTCGATAGGTTCTCCGCTGTATTGATCGCAAAGCGGCACGAAAACGCCGTCCTCTTGCAGTTGCCGGGAATTGAGCTTGTTCATATCCATGGTTTATGTCCTTTGGTTGTGGTTGAAAGTGGGGGCGCGGGTCAACCAGTCCACACGCCCCCGTCCTGCCGAGGCAGGATTACGCAGGCTCGGTCGCCACAATCGTCGGCGCGTTCTGGCGGAACCCGACCGAAAAGCCCTCATAAGACGCGTTGTCACCCTGATTAGGCTGGTGACTGTGCGCAATGCCCTGAGCGTAAAGAACCGGATCGCCACTAACAGGGGCTTGCGCAGTGCCGGACCCGTCCACGATCTTGATGGACAGAATGCCCGCTTGGCTGTCAGCCGCAGCCTTGATGTCCTCTTGCCCTGCATCTGACGCCACATTTCGGAATGTCGCAGTGGTGTCCACACCCTGACCCGCGCCTTTCACGGCACTGGTAAAGCCCGTTTGCAGGTCAGGCACGTCGATCATGGAGTGGGTGACGCCAAGCTGCGGCAGAGTTTGCAGACCGTTGACCTTCACCCAAGTCAGGGCGGCAAAAGCTGCGGATGTGTTTGCGCTGGGATACGCCTCCGCAACGTAGATGGTTTGCCCGATAAAGTTCTGTGTCATTTGTCGTCGCCTCCTTGGGCTGGGGTTTCAGTCTTGCGCTGCCAACCATTGGCCAGCCATTCGTGAGCGTCGGTTTCAAACGGGGTAGCAATCGCGCCGATCTTGCCGTTGAGCGGATTGCCGTTGGTCAAAATGACCTTCGTGGGGTTGGGTTTCTTCATGCCTTACTCCTGAGCCTGATAACGAATATGAACGTTGGTCCGAAAATAAGCGCCATCCATTGCGCCATCATCTGCATAGCCAACCGCCATTATTTGAACCCGGCCATCTCCTGCCGTCAGTATCATATTCGGAGGGAATTGGTCAATAATGCGCTGCGCTTGGGTGGCCGCTTCGTTTTCAAACGTGCCTTCAGTCACCATGACTGCCACGACAAGCCGCCCGACGTAGATGTGCCAGTCGCCTACACCCATGCGTTCGGGCGGTGTTTTGACCTGATACGCCAGCCAGAAAGGCGGCTCGGGCGTGACATATGCAAGCGCGTCTGCATCCCATACGCCGGGCGCATTGGCACCCCACACGATAGGCGGCGCGGATGCTGTGGCGGCAAGACGGGTGCGCAGGGCGGTGGCGATCTGTTCTTCGTTCATCCGACCCTCGCTTTTGCTTTTGCGATAGACGCCCGCACGATAGCGGGCCATTGATCGACGGCACCCTCGACGAAATGCGCGCCGGGGCGGCCATTGCGGCCATTGTTAACGGGGCGCGCGTAAGGAAACTCGCCGTTTCCCCAAGTAAAGGTTGCCAGGTCGCCGCCCTTCATGGTGGCCGCTACCATGATGTAGGATTCCTCACCCTGCCCTGACGCACCGCCAGCGATTGACGATTGCAGGCTGTTGCGCAAGTTGCCTGTGATAACCGGCATGCGCCCGCCGTTGAATTTTGTCTTTTGCGCAATGCTGATCGTTGTTTGTGTTGCGTCTTTCACCACGGCGTCGGTCCGGCGTTGTTGCTTTTCGGTCCACTGGTCCAAAGTTGCAAAGGTGTAGTTTACCATCAGGTCAGCCTCGCAAAGAAGTCGATGCGAACATCAACGTAACAGCGACAATTTATGACTTCCTCAGCGGGTGCGCCGAGAGATGTGTCGCCCGGATACATCAACGAATATCCGCCCACAATAAACGGTTGCCCCTGTGGCACGGGGTCTTGCAGGTCAGCAGCTACATGTGTCGGGCGGGTTTTACCGTCGCCTGCGGAATCCCAAGCCCTGACCACGTCCTCAGCCCGCACATCGTTGTTCGGGTTTTCGATCAGTTGATCCAGCGCCTCTTGCCGTCCGGCGTTCAGCGCCTTGAGCGTTTCAGTCCGTGCGATTGTTTCGCCGCGCAACGCAAGCAGCCTGTCGGAATACCGCGCCGCCATCCGGTCAATGTCTGCCTGCGCAACAGGCTTGCCGTCCGCAATGGCCCGGCGCACGATCCCGTCAAAGCGTTTGTCGCGCCGCGTGCGCGTGAAATAGTTTGCCATGCGGTCGGGGTCGGTCAGTTCACCACGCATATTCTGCACATAGCCCGCCTGTGTGCTGTGCAGCCCCACCAGACCGCCTTGCCGCGTGCCGTTGACCACGCGCCCGCCGATGTCCAGCGCGGTGCGCAGCGGCCCTGCGCCTGCCTCCAGCCCAGCCCGGATCGTCTGGGCAATCAACACGCGGGTATCGTCCACCACCTCAGTCACCAGCCGCGCGCCTAGGTCCCGCGCAATCCGTTCGGCCCGCTCATTCCGGCCCCCGAATGATTGCACAACGCGACTGCCAATCGGCGCGCGGCGGGTGGCGTGCTGAAACGCGCCCATCTGATAATTGCCGCCAGCCGCCAGCGCCGCCGTGATTGCCGTATCGGTGCGGAACATATCGGCCGCATCGAACCGCAATGCACGAAACGCAGCGGCCACATCACCGCGCGCAATGGCAGCTTCAAGCGCACGCATATCAACACCAGCCCGCGCCTGACGCATGGCCGCGACAAACTCCGACTGGACGCCGGGCCATGTCTCGTCCAGCAATCGAAGAAAGTTGCGGCGGGTATCACGGCTGGTCATTCAACTAAACCCGGCTCTCGACAATACCTTATGAACGATCTGGCTTATTCTTTCCCTACAAAGGTCGTATTCACCAGCCACATCAACTATGGTATCGCCCGACACGATACGTCGCGTAATCTCCCTGTCACGTTCGGGGGCATGACTAAAGTTTTCTATTGCTACAAACGGTAGGGCTTCCAGCACCTCTTCGCTCATTTTTCGCAAGTCGTATAGCTTTACTCTCACAGCCATCTAGTCATTTCCTTCGGTTGTTGTGTCGCGGGTTGTCATTCAATCCTCACAGAGTCCATGCACAATGCCAAAGCCTCATCCGGGCTGAAGCCCTGCGCGATGTTGGCATTGTAATGCAGACGGCTCACTGCGGCAAGCAACACCGCTTTGCGGGTGTCACGGCTGGTCATTTAATCACCACAGAAGTCATGCGCCGCAGCAAACAGCGCTTCGATCAGGCGCTTGGCGGTGTCGGTCATTTTACCACCCTCACAAACCAGTTCAGCACATACCCTGCAGAGTCTACAGGAATAACCTCAAGCACAGACCATTCTACACCGTCAATCGTCAACACGTCGGTTGTAGACGGGACAATCGTCACGCCGATATTAACCAGCGAATAGACCCGCTCTTTCGCACCGAGGGCAAGCCCCGTGCGCTGCGTGTATGCCTTACTTGACGGTTTGGCGGTGAACGTGTGGACAACGGGCGCGCCTGGCGTAGGGTTCCATTCTGGCCCTGACGGCGTGCCGGGGCGGCTGATCGTAACAATCGGCGCGCCCGTGCCGTTGCCCGCCGCAATGCCCGCTTCGACATAGGCTGCCTGAACGTCTGCCGTGATATCCGCGCCGCTCATCGGGCAGCCGTTTTGCCAAGCGTGGCAAAGTCGAAGTAAGGCCCGTCACGGTCTGTCACGTATGGGTCAAACATGGCAGCGATCATCGTGCTGGTGGGGGTTGCCGATTCAAAGCCTCCCTTACCCCCCGCGACAGGCGTCCATTTAATGTCACCCACGCCAGTCAGTGTCTTTTGCTGATCCGGGCTAAACGTGACGGTAAAAAATCCGGGCGTTGCCAGTTCCAGCTTTGCAGCCTCATACGTCGCCGGATCGACCACCGCCAGTGTCGTTGCGTCCACCCCCGGCAGGAGGCGGTTCAGATACCGATACGCAATATGGTCTATCGCACGCACGAGTGCAGCAGCACTGGCTGCATTGTCCACCACAGTGTCCCCTCGCGCGCTCGCGTATGCGATCCAATCTGTGACGGTGGCGGTCATTGTTTAGCCCTTTGGTGTTGGGGCGCTGGGCATCGCACCCTTGGCGGGGTTGGTCACGGCGGTCTTGGCATTACCGACCACGCGGCATTTGTTAATCGCCCATGATGGAATTGCGTTTCCATCAATCTCGACAACATCGCCAACATTGTGGCCACTTGCGTCAGGCATTGTGATTTGAATTTTCATGTATGTCTCCGTGGGTTAAAATGGGCCGGTCGGTTATACCGGCCCATCATGTTACGCGAGGGACGAAACCGCAACGCCACAGTTTTGGTTGGCGTCAAATTTGATTTCCAAGGCGACGGCGGCCATGGTCACAAAGTTGTAGTCGTCTTCAGGGTTCGCACGGAATTGCGCCCGTGTGGTCATTGGCATACCGCTCAACACCTGCAATACGCTGCGATCTTTGACAATCGCAATGACTTCGCCAGCGTTGATACTGTCAGCGTCGATAACCTCACGCAAACCGCCCAATTCCAGCACGCGCTGCGCAATGGTCTTAGGATAACCCGCCGTAAACTCGGTCGATGTGGCATAGAACCAATCGTCAAAGTTCAGATAGATCGTGGCTGGCGATTTGAAGTTATCACCGTGAAGCAGTTTCAAGGTTGCAGTGATGGTTGCCAACCACTGTGCACCTGTTGCCCCGTTCAGCGCCTGAGCTGTGGTCCGGGTGTTGCGGCGCGGGTGAGTGCGCAGCCCGTAAAGCGGATCAGCACCGACGACGATGTCAGTGTCGCCGTTGAGCATCAGGCTCTCGGCTTTTTCCGCGATCTTGCGCATCGAATTCATCCGGCCCGCAGCGTCAAGCTGAAACCCTTCTGTCGATGCGGCCGCTACCTGACGCCATCCGTAAGAGAACGGGCTGTCGATGATCGGCAGTGGCGTGCCGTGGTATGCGAACACAGGCTGGTCAGTGCGGCCCTTTGAACGGCCATCCAGCGAGACGTTTACCGACCCGCTGTCGGATACAGTCTGGAAGTGGTGGACCAGCTTGCCGATTGGCATTGGCATGGACACAGAGGACGAAAGGTCATTGAACACACGAAGCGTCGTGCGCTGGACCTCTACGGCCTCACGGTCCCACAAGCCCCAAACATCTTTGGGAAGAGGCAGTGCGTTGCCGATAAGCGTTTGACCATGGTTTTTTGCCATGGCGATTTGCGAGGCGTTGAACTGGCGACGATTCGCCAGAACAAAAGCCTGCTGTTCATCTGTAAAACGAAGCATATCAGGTGTTCTCCTTATGCCGCTGGAACGTTGTAGGAATTGGCGATGGTCACATCGGCCAAGTCACCGGCGCTATATGCAGCAGGTGTGTCGCTGAAGAACGCAATGACAATATCACCAGCGGTTGTTGCAGCGGCCAATCGACCGGACGCAGCAATCTTCAGCGGTGCGTTCAAAGCGTAGGTCGCGGCGGCAAGGCTCGCCTGTACCACCATGCCAGGGACAAGGGCAAAGGCAATGCCCGTATCCTCGTCGGCATATGCTGTCGTGACCGTCTGGTCCTTGAAGTCCAAAGCGGACAGGATCAACGGCAACTTGGCCAAGGACGTGGTGATCTGGACAAGCTCTGTTGCGGTTTCTTCGACAAACGTGCCGGGCATGTAAGCGCCTGCGACGGGCTTGCTGACCGAAATGGGCTGATGCGTGATCGGCCCTCGGAAAATGGTGTTACCGGCCATCTTAGTTCACCGCCTTTTTGTCTGTGCCGTCCATAACGGCGTTGAGGTCATAGCCTGCGAAGTCGTCAGCCGGACCATTGCCACCAAACGCGCCGTTGAGGGCCGTCGCTGTGCCGGGTTTGGCCTTGTCAGCCAGCTTGCGTGCGGCGTTGAGCGTCAATTCCGCAGCCGACTCGGCGTCAAGAATGTTTGCCTTGACAATTTTCGCCACATAACCATCCAACTCGGCGGCGTCTTTTGCCGTCTGGTTGGCCTGCATTTCTGCCAGATTGTCGGTCAGCGGCTTCATTGCGGCTGTGACGGCATTGGCAATTGTTTCGCCAATAATTTTTTGCGATTCCGTGAGGGCGTCAACCTTCGCGGAAAGCGCGTCCAACTGAGATTCATCAGTCATATCTGCTTCTCCTGTGTTTGCAGAGGGTTCCCGCCCGGCGCCGCGAACGGCGTCCAGTATTGCGGATTTGATGCGTTCCATCATTGGAGCGCGTTCGAGCCTTTCGGCTGCCCGGACGGCAGCTTCTGCCGCCCAGTCTAGTTCCTGATCGACTTGGTCGAACACGGAATTGATAATGTCAATTTTAGTCTGCTCACCCTTGGCGTTGACCATCATGCCGACGCCCTGTTCGGGTGTTGCTGCACCATCCTCGCCCAGCAAGATTGCGTCATGGTCAAAAGCCATGTTACGGGCAATAAACTCATATGCGTCGTCTGTTGACGCCTCAAGATCGCAAAACAACCCTGTGCTGGTATGAATTGGCGTGCCTTTTTCAATAGCTTCCAAAACCGACCGGCCCCCAACGCTTTCGTTCGCGCGGGCCACATCAATAACTTTATCGAGCAGCACGCGACCATTCTCACGCCTCACGTTTTCATTGTGCGCGCCGATCCACCCGATATTGATACCTTCGGGATCCGATGCGCTCACAAACATGCCATTGACTGTCGGATGCCCTAACGGCGCGTAAGTGTTGTTCAGCGACATAAACCCTTTTTCGATTTCCTCAGCGGGGTAGCTGATACCGTTCATCACAATGCCGTCAGGCAGCGTTGCAGACGGCACGATTATCTTGTCGCGCCCGTTGCGCCGCTCTTTGCGGATACTGGCCAAGTTGGCTGTGGTGCGGATGTTGACGCGAACATGCCTGCTCATCACTGGTCTCCTATTTCGTCAATCGGGCCGTGGCCAGTTGTTTCACGAATTTCATCAATTGTATACACTTCGTCTAGCAACTTTTGGTTAATTGCTGCCATTTTGTCGGCGCGATCTATTTTCAAGCCCATGCTGGCCTCGGTCAGGTCCGACCAATAAATGTGCCAATCCTGTTCAGGCAAGACACGAACGGTCTCAAGTTTTTCAACCAACGCCATGATTGTGGGGCGTGCTGTATTGGTCCGCCGTGCCATGTTGGTCCGAGACCATTCGTCGGCGTCCTCAGTGCTGGCACGCTCACCCGACTGTGACCCGACCAGAATCTTGAGCGGAATACCGATAGACGCTGCAAAGCCCTGCAACGCCACATTAAAAAATTCTTCAGGTTGCGGCAGGGTAACGCCCAGCGTCTTAGCCTTCATGCCTTGCAACATCAACATTGCGTCAAAGCCTTTGTTGAAGTCCTCAACCTGTTCGTTCATTTTGTCGGCTATTTCGTCAACGCCGACGCCCATGCCTTTTGCCATGTCTGCGATTGATACATCCGCGTCGGTTTCCATAACAGGCGCACTCTTGGCATTTTTCCAGAAGCCCTCGCCGCCTGCACCGCTGATTTTTTCCATGTCGATCAGGTTATTGAACCCCGGTTCAAGCATGGAACGATTGTGGATTGTCCCGTCCTTGGACCAGATCAACACGCGATCAGGATGCACTTCAAAGCTGCGGTTTTTGGCTTGGCGGTCATCGTTGTCACCAACCGCAGATTCGTTAAACCCAAACATCGTTGGCTCGCCGTAGGTCGGTGACCTTTCGTCAGTGTCCCATGAAGATACGGTCAACTGACCAGCCCACGCAGGAATAATATCGACCAGCCCATCAAGCCCGCCGGGCACAGTATCAACCGGCTCAAGAAACCGTTTATCGTCGGCATAGCGCAGGATCAGACCGGAATAACCGCCGACCATCGAGCGGCGGTCTGCCTCGGCCAACTTCTGCCACAGACGTAAGTCGTCAAACTTTTGCCGGATTTCACTTTCGCCATATGTTTCTTTGGCGTCCTTGTTTTCCCAAAGCTCAGGGTTGTCTTGCCACGTTTTGAGAATTGTCTTTTCAACGCCAGCGAACGCTACGCCGTTGCGCGAATATCGCTGATAAGCTGCGTCAAAATCAACATGATCGGGATAGCCAAAATCTTTATTATGGTCGTGTTTGGCGTTCTGAAAATACCCTGGAAACATTGCGTTGATGCGACGGGCTGCGTTCAAGATGTTCATCGGTTTTTCTTTCGCAGGAATATACCGGCTGATGCGCGCGGGGCCGCCAGCATATCAAACGCACGCGTCGCGGCGTCAATCTGATCTTTGAATTTGCCCATTGGGAACGTCGCAGCTTCGTCCAAGAATTCACCATTCCAATCGCCTGCCACAATGTCCACGTTTCCGGCCTCGACCTGTGCCGCCAGCGGCATTGCGCGCGTTTCTTTGTCGCCCGTTTCAATGCTCATCGTGTAACTGTAACCCATTAACGCATGTTTTAGCAAATGCAAACCCCATGATTTACCAGCAGAGCCCGGGTCTTGCGGAATTGACCCGCGCACGTCCGTTCCGTCAGATGCCGCGGTACTGCCGACCAGCCGCTCAACACCAGCCGCGTTGACCCGGTCTTTGACAACGTGGGCGATGCAGATGCGCCGATCCGGGCCGATGCCCATCTTGACGCCAGCGGTCCGGGCCGCTCCAGGATCATCGGTTGCGGCCAAGTCCCAGCCGCGCACCCACAGGTAGCCCGCAGGCTCCGCTTGGATAACGCGGAAGTCTGACCGCTTGAACATGCCACCGCCGCGCGGTGCAGGGCGCTGTTGAAGCTGCCCGGCGGCGGCATAGATGCCCATCGTCTTTTCAAGGTCAGCCACTTGGTCCTCTGGGAACCGATCAGGAAACAGCAGTTCGCCTTCGATTGTTCGCGGGTCGGTATAGAACGACGTGGAGCATCGGCGATCGGCTTCAAACCGCATCGGCAGGCACAGGTGGGTGTAACCCAGCTCAATCGCCACGGCAGAAACGTCAGACTCATGCAATCGCTGCATGATGATCACAATCGCGGAATCTTCATTGTTCACACGGGACGGTAAGGCTTCCCTGAATGTCCCAACGCCCGTAGCAAGTTTCTGGACGCTGTTGGCATCCGCAACGCTGTGCGGATCGTCGATCAGAACCCTATCGCCGCGCGATCCGGTCATTCCTTCAAATGCCATGGCCTCCCTGAATCCGGTCTTGTCGTTTTCAAACCGCAGCTTGGCGTTGTTGTCCGCCATCAGGACC